ATGGTGGATCGTTCTGAGCCCATTGCCCGCGTGCGCGCTGTGCCCGCCGGCAAGGGCGTGCGCAGCCAGTGGCGCCGGGTGTTTCTGGCCGAGCTGGCGGCGACGTCTAATGTGAGCGCGGCGGCGCGCAAGGCCCGGGTTTCCACCACCAAGGCCTATGAGCTGCGCCGCGCCGACCCGGCCTTTGCCCGCGCCTGGCGCGCGGCCCTGTGCGAGGGCTATGATCATCTGGAGATGGAATTGCTGCGCCGGCTGCGCTGCGGCGAGATCAAGCCGGCGGCCGGCGCCCGCCGCTCTGCCCGCGCCTTCGACAATGCGACCGCCCTGCGCCTGCTGACCGCCCACCGCGAGACGGTGGCGCGCGAGCGGGCGGTGCAGGGCGAGGAGGATGCCGATGCCATCCTCGCCTCGATCAACGCCAAGCTGGACCGGATGCGCGAGCGGCAGGCGGGGCGCGAGAATGGGGGCGAGAGCGAGAGCGAGGGTGGCGATGTCGCTGGATGAGCGGTTGGCCTGGCTGCTGGGCCTGCCCGATGGCGAGCGCCATGCCGCCCTTGCCGCGCTGACCCGCGAGGAACAGCGCGAGCTGGCCTGGCACTGGCGGCTGTGGGCGCGCAGCGAGCAATTGCCGCCGCCGGGCGACTGGCGCTGCTGGCTGGTGATGGCCGGGCGCGGTTTTGGCAAGACGCGGGCCGGGGCGGAATGGGTGCGCGCCATTGCCCAGGCGCGGCCCGAGGCGCGCATCGCGCTGGTGGGGGCCTCTTTGGGCGAAGTGCGCGCGGTGATGGTGGAGGGCGAAAGCGGCTTGCTGGCGATTGCCCCGCCGGGGCGCCGGCCGCGCTATGAGCCTTCGCTGCGGCGGCTGGTGTGGCCTAACGGGGCGCAGGCGCTGCTTTATTCCGCCGCCGAGCCGGAGAGCCTGCGCGGGCCTCAGCACAGCCATGGCTGGTGCGACGAAATAGCCAAATGGGATAATGCCGGCATGCGGGCGGAACAGACCTGGCACAATCTGCTGCTGGGCCTGCGGCTGGGCGAGGACAATCGGGTGATGGCCACCACCACGCCGCGCGCGGTGCCGCTGCTGTTGCAGTTGCTGGCGCGCGAGGGGGTGGCGGTTACCCGTGGGCGCAGCGAGGCCAATGCGGCCCATCTGCCGCCGCGCTTTCTGGCCGATATGCGCCGGGCTTTCGGCCGCTCGCAATGGGCGCGGCAAGAGCTGGATGGCGAGCTGATTACCGAGCAGGAGGGCGCCTTGTGGAGCCGCGCCCTGCTGGAGCGCTGCCGCGAAAGCGCCGCCGCCAGCCCGCCGGCGCGGGTGGTGATCGGGGTGGATCCGCCGGCCTCGGCCACGGGTGATGCCTGCGGGATCGTGGTGGTGGCGCTGGGCACGGATGGGCTGGCGCGGCTGCTGGCCGATGCCACCTTGCGCCGCGCCGGGCCCGAGCGCTGGGCCCGCGCGGTGGCAGAGGCGGCCGCCCACTGGCGCGCCGACCGGGTGGTGGCCGAGGCCAACCAGGGCGGCGCCATGGTGGAAAGCGTGTTGCGCGCGGCCGAGTTGCACCTGCCGGTGCGGCTGGTGCATGCGCGGGTGGGCAAGGCGGCGCGGGCAGAGCCGGTGGCGGCGCTGTATGAGGCGGGGCGGGTGCGCCATGTCGGCCATTTTCCCGAGCTGGAGGACCAGCTGTGTGGGTTGATCGCGGGCGGGGCCTATCAAGGCCCGGGCCGTTCGCCCGACCGCGCCGATGCGCTGGTCTGGGCGCTGAGCGAGCTGATGCTGGGGCCCCGCGCGGCGCCCCGTGTGCGCATGGATTTCTGAGCTTCCCTGCTGTTTTCCTTTTCTTTTCCAGCCAAGCCGCCCTTCGCCGCGGCGGATGAAAGGTGCACAAGATGAACCTGCTGCAATCCCTGGCGAGTGCCTTCAAGGGCAAGGGGCCGCGCGTGCCGCTGGCGCGCGGCGGTGCCAGCCCCTGGGCCTCGCCCTGGCTGTTTGCCGATGCCGGCATCAGCCGGGTGCCCTATGAATACAACTGCGCGGTGATGCGCGGCTATCTCGACAATCCGGTGGCCCAGCGCGCGGTGCGGCTGGTGGCCGATGGCATTGGCGGGGCGCCGCTGATGCCGGCCGACCCTGCCCTGCTGGCGCTGGTGAAGGCGACCAGCGCCGGCCAGGCGCTGATGGAAACGCTGACCAGCCAGCTGCTGCTGCATGGCAATGCCTATGTGCAGGTGCTGAAGGATGCCGAGGGCCGGCCGGTGGAGCTGTTTGCCCTGCGGCCCGAGCGAGTGACGGTGATGCCGGGCGCCGATGGCTGGCCATGTTCGCTGTCGTATCAGGTGGGTGACAAGACGATGGTCATCCCGCTGGTGGATGGCGATGCCTCGCCCAATGTGATCCACATCCGCGGCTATCATCCCACCGACGACCATTATGGCGCAGGCTGCCTTTCCGCCGCGGACCAGGCGATTGCCACCCATAATGCGGCGGCCAACTGGAACCGTTCGCTGCTGGAGAATGCGGCGCGGCCTTCGGGCGCGCTGGTGTATGATCCGGGCAATGGCGGAGGGCTTTCGCCAGACCAGTTCGACCGGCTGCGCGAGGAATTGAACAGGGCCTTTTCGGGCTCGTTCAATGCCGGGCGGCCGCTGCTGCTGGAGGGCGGGCTGAAGTGGCAATCGCTGTCGATGAGCCCGGCGGACATGGATTTTGCCAGCCTGAAAGCGGCCGCCGCGCGCGATATTGCCTTGGCCTTTGGCGTGCCGCCGATGCTGCTGGGGCTGCCGGGCGATGCCACCTATGCCAATTACAAGGAGGCCAACCGGGCGCTGTGGCGGCTGACGCTGTTGCCGCTGTCGGCCAAGCTGTTTGCCGCGCTGACCGAGGGGCTGGCGACGTGGTTTCCCGAGGCGCAGCTGGCGATCGACCTGGACCGGGTGCCGGCGCTGGCCGACGACCGGCAGGCGCTGTGGACGCAGGTGAATGCCGCCAGCTTCCTGACCCAGGCGGAAAAGCGCGAATTGCTGGGCTTTGCCGCCCAGCCGGCCGGCGCCGCGCCGATTGTGGACATCCCCGTATGATGCGCGAGGACATGCTGGCGCGGCTGATCGCGCAAGGGGTGGAGCAGGGCAGCGATCTGGTGACGCTGCGCGCGCTGGTGGAGGAGGCAAGCGAGCTGGGCGCGGGGCGGATGCTGGCCCGCATGGGGCTGGGCGATGCCCGCGCCAGCGACGACATGAGCGAGCTGCGCCAGCTGCTGGCCGCCTGGCGCGAGGCCAGGCGGGGGGCGTGGCGGGTGCTGGGCGAATGGCTGATGCGCGCGGTGCTGGCGCTGCTGCTGGTGCTGATCGCCTTTCGCAGCGATGTGACGGAGCTGTTGAAATGACGGCCCCGCAAGGCGATGCCGCGCTGCGCTTTGCCGGCTATGCGGCGCTGTTCGACAAGCGCGATGCCGGGGCCGATGTGATCCGCCCCGGCGCCTTTGCCCGCACGCTGGCCGAGCGGCGGCGGGCTGGCCAGGGGCCCTTGCCGCTCTATTGGCAGCACCGGCCCGATGTGCGCATCGGCTGGATCGACGAGGCCAGCGAAGATGCCCGGGGCCTGCGCGTGACCGCTCGCATCGACAACCCCCAGGGCGGGGCGGCGATGGCGCTGAAGGCCGGCAAGGTGACGGGCCTTTCCTTCGGCTATCGGGCGCGCGGCTTTACCCGCGATACGGCCGGGCGGGACCTGACCGACATCGACCTGTTCGAGGTGAGCCTGGTTTCCAACCCGATGCAGGCGGGGGCGCGGGTGCACATGATCGCCTGAGCACCCTGCCCTCTCCCGTTTTCCTTCTTTCGTGTGGCCGCCTGATGGGGCGGCCTTTTTTGTGTGAAAGGTAAAAGCCCCATGGAACATGATGATACCGCCCAGGCGCTGGATGCCTCCTTTGATGTGGTGGCCCGGCAGGAGGCCGCCGAGCAGGCGCTGGGCGCGCTGCGCGGCGAGATGGCCGAGGTGAAATCGCGCATCGACAGGCTGGGCCGCGCGCCGGTGCGCCCGGTGATCGGCAGCGCGGCTGCCGGCGGCGGCGGCGAGGTGAAGAGCTTTGTCGATGGCTATCTGCGGGCGGGCCGCGATGGCGAGCTGAAATCGATGGTGATCGGCACGCCCTCGCAGGCCGGCTATCTGGTGCCGACCGAGCTTGACAAGCGGATTGCCGAGGTGCTGCTGCGGGTCAGCCCGATCCGCCAGGTGGCGCAGGTGGTGCAGACCAGCTCGTCGGACTATCGCAAGCTGATCAGCCTGGGCGGCACCGCCTCGGGCTGGGTGAGCGAGGCGGCCGCCCGCCCCGAAACGACAGAGCCCAGCTTTGCCGAGATCGTGCCGCCGCATGGCGAGCTGTATGCCAACCCGTCGGCCAGCCAGCAGATGCTGGATGATGCGCTGTTCGATCTCGAAGGCTGGCTGGCCGGCGAGATCGCCCGCGAATTCGGCCGGGCCGAGGGCGCCGCTTTCGTCAACGGCAATGGCAGCAACCAGCCGGCCGGCTTCCTGGCCGCGGCCACCAGCGAGGCGCCCGATGGCAGCCGCCCCTTCGGCACGCTGCAATATGTGGCCAGCGGCAATGCCAGCGGCTTCGACACCTCGCCCGACCTGCATCTGATCGACATGGTGATGGCGCTGAACCCGGGCCATCGCCAGGGCGCGGTGTGGGTGATGAACGCCTCTACCCTGGCGCAGATCCGCAAGCTGAAGGACACCATCGGCGACTATCTGTGGCAGCCGGGCATGATGGACGGCCAGCCCGACCGCCTGCTGGGCTATCCGGTGATCGAGGCGGCCGACATGCCGAACATCGCCGCTGGCGCCAGCCCGATCGCTTTCGGCAATTTCCAGGCCGGCTATCTCATCACCGAGCGCACCGGCACGCGGATCCTGCGCGATCCCTACAGCAACAAGCCCTTCGTCAACTTCTATGCGACGAAGCGGACCGGCGGGCAGGTGCTGGACAGCAATGCCATCAAGCTGCTGACCATCGCCGCCAGCTGAGGCCGCGGCCCCAGCCTTGCGGCTACATTGCGGGCGGCGGGGCCCTCCCTGCCCCGCTGCCCGCGCCCGCGCCGCCCCGCTTGCCTTGCCTGGCGGCGCGGGCCCCTTTTTTCCAGATAGAGCGAACGGAGACCGTAGATGATGCGGGTAATCGTCAACCCGGCGGTGTTGCCGGCAGAGGCGCTCGCCGAGCTGAAGCAATGGCTGGGCATCACCACCGGCCAGGACGATGCGCCGCTCGCCGCGCTGCTGGCCGCCGCTCTCGATGTCTGCGCGGATTTTACCGGGCTGATGCCGCTGGCCTGCGGCTGCGAGGAAATGGTGCCGCTGCCGGCCGACTGGCGCCACATGCCACGCGCCGATGCCTGGCAGCAGCGCCGTTTTCCCAAGGAATGGCCAAGGCACAACCCCTTTGCCCTGCCCGCCGAGGGCTGGCTGGCGCTGGATACCAGGCCGGTGCTGGCGATCGCCGAGATGGCGCTGGTGGCCGCCGACGGCAGCCGCACGCCGCTGGATCCGGCGCTGTGGCATGAGCGGGTGGATGCCGAAGGGGCCGGCTTTGTGCGCGTGGACCAGCCGGGGCGGGCGATGCGCGCGGTGGTGAGCTTTACCGCCGGCCTGGCGCCCGACTGGGACCACCTGCCCCAGCCGCTGCGCCATGGCATCATCCGCCTGGCCGCCCACCAGCACCGCACGCGTGAAAGCGATGGCGCGGCGCCCTTGCCGCCGGCTTCGGTGGCGGCGCTGTGGCGGCCCTTCCGCCGGGTGCGGCTGGTATGATCAGCGCCACGCCCCAGCCTTCGCTGGAAGCGCTGAGCGAAGCGCTGACCGAGGCCGCCGCGACCCTTGCCACCGCCCAGGCCCAGAGCCGCCAGCTGGAAGCCAGCGGCAGCCCGCTGCGCTGGCGCACGGCCAGCCTGGTGTGGCCGCTGTTCACCGCCAGCCTGATGAAGACGAAAGGATAGGGCCCATGGAATTGCCCCTGCGCGCGGCGCTGATCGGCTGGCTGGCGGGCGATGCCGCGCTGGCCGGCCAGCTCAATGCCATTACCGAGGAGGCGCCCGCCTTCACCAGCCTGCCCTGGCTGGCGATCTCGGCCAGCGCCAGCGTGGACTGGAGCACCAAGACCGAGACCGGCTATGAAAGCCGCATCGCCTTCGAGCTGCATGTGCGCGCCGACCAGCCCGGCAATGCCGCCCCGCTGGTGGCCGCCATTCAGGCCGCCCTTGCCGCCATGCCGCGCGCGCAGGCCGGCTTCACCATCATTGGCCTGCAGTTCATGCGCCAGCGCGCCGAGCAGCTGACCGAGACCACCCGCACCGTGCTGCTGGAATATCGCTTCCGCACGATTGCGGGCTGACCCCCTTTTACCCTTTTGCGACGGAGATTTGCCATGACCGCCCAATCCGGCGCCGCCTTTCTGCTGAAGATTACCGATGGCGCCAGCCCGCCCAATTACCAGACGGTGGCGGGGCTGCGCACCACCCAGCTTTCCATCGCCGGCCAGGCGGTGGTGATTACCACCAAGGACAGCAATGGCTGGCGCGACCTGCTCAACAATGGCGGCGCGCGTTCCATTTCGGTGAGCGCGGCCGGCGTGTTCATGGGCTCTGCCGCCGAAGGGCGGATCCGGGGCAATGCGCTGGCCGGCACCATCGATGCCTATCAGCTGTGCTTCGAGGATGGCGCCACGATGACCGGCGCGTTCCTTGTGCAGAAGCTGGAATATGCCGGCGATTTCAACAATGAGCGCAGCTATACCCTGCAGCTGGAAAGCTCGGGCGTGGTGGTGGCGGCATGAGCGGCGCCAACCCCTGGCGGGGCGAGGCGAAGCTGGTGCTGGAGGGCGCCGAGCGCGTGCTGCGGCCCAGCTTTGCCGCGCTGGTGGCCGCCGAAGAGGAGCTGGGCTCGCTGTTTGCGCTGGTGGAGCGGGCGGGCGCGGGGCATCTGCGGCTGGCCGAGGTGGCCGCGCTGTTCTGGCACTGCCTGGCCGATGCCGGCGAGATGAGCCGCGAGGCCTTCAGCGAGGCTGTGCTGAAGCTGGGGCTGGCCAGGGCCATGGCGCCCTTGCGCGCCCTGCTCGAGCAGATCCTGCAAGGGGCGGCGTGA